TGGCTGGGGCAGAATGGCATGCAAAGCAATCAATAGAGGTCCTTTCCTCTGTTTTAGAAAACTGGGTACATGGCGGTGATGCTGATTGCATCATTGCGGAGTTTGAAGAAAAATTAAACAATAAATAGTATGATATTAAAAGATATAGTAAGCCTATTGGCTAACCGGATAAACCAACCTCGTGTAATAGAGGGTTATTTACGAAAAGTGTATGCAAAAGGTTATGAGGATGGAACTAAGCAATCCCCGTGGATAAGTGTTGAGGAACGGTTGCCGGAATATAATACCAAGATTATCATATATCATGAATATAGATTCTATGTCGGCTTTATGTATTATTCGATGAAATCTAACTGGTGGAGGGTAAGCGAAGATGAAAGAACTGATATGATAGTTAATGAAGATGACTTTTGGACGCCAATACCTTCTTTCGATGAAATATTGGAAGCCAACAGAGATGTACTAGAGCGGATTAAAGAGAAAGGAGATTGATGATGAGATTTGTATTAATTATACTTATGATAACCATGTTATTATCTTGTAAAGATGATATAGCTGGTCCTTTAAAAGGTGGAACGATTATTACTATTAAAGGAGACACTATTAAGTTTTATGGAGGAACGTTGACTTATAGCGGATTTGGCACTAGAAGTATTAGGGATATTGCAATTAATGAATTAAAGAAGAAAGGAGATTGAATATGAAATATGTTAGAACATTCTTATATAAATATGATGGTGATGAAAAGGTAAAAAATTGGCAATGGTTTTTAGTATTAATGAATTCATATAAAGGTGTTAAAGCAGTATATATTAAGATGGAAAAAATGCCTATTTTCAATGAATTTCAACATCAAATTCATTGCACGAGTGAAATATGTAATGGAATACATAAGCCAACAATATACTCTATAACAAGACTTAAAGAAAATGATGCTATACCCAATATGGCATATTGCTATGAAGAAGAAATTGTTACAAAAGGAAAATTTTATGGAGATCAAGTAGACGGTGAAACTTTTGTAGAATCTTATTGTCGCAAGCCTACGGAGCAAATAAAAAATGATATACCCATATCGTTTGAAAATAGAGAAGTAAATCACTCCTGTAAATATAAAACTGGATCACAGAGAGCAGCCGAGTATATAGATAGATCAAAAAAAATGAGAGATGGTTATTAATTTATTGCTAGAAAAATTAAATAGCAAATATCACTTTAATAGTGGCGGGTGTTGCTATGTGGCTTATCTAATAGCTAAAGAATTAGAAGAAATGAATGAACTCTTTTACTTAATAATACAAGCTAGCTCATGGAAAGGGAATCATTATTGTATATCATGCCCTAAATTCGGGCTTATTAACCCATTTCAGGATTATCAACATCAAGTACATTTACGTGCTTCATCGGACACTATAAAGCGTATTTATGATGATAATGAATGGAGCTTAAAGTATGATACTAGTAAAAATGAAGAGCTTGCCAAAGAAATTAAGAATATATTCAATTTATTCATAATAAAGAAAGGAGACTAATATGTATGTAGCAAGAGACAAAGACGGTGATTTGTACCTTTATAAGAAGCAACCCGTGAAGTATTCGGAAAGTTGGCAATTATGTAGTGACAATCCCCATGATTTCTATAAGCTAGACTCTTCTTTATTTCCCGAAGTAAAATGGGAAGATGAAGAGCCGACAGAAGTGGAATTGGTAAAGAAGGAGGAATAATTATGCCTACAGTATTAAGAGAAACTTATCCAACAGCCAAGAAAGAACATATATGTGAGTTTTGTGGCTATAAGATACAGCCGGGACAAAAATATGTTCGCCAGACAAATGTATATGACGGAGTTGTGGATGACTTCATCACACATCAAGAGTGTAAGGAAGTTGCCCGTGAATTGAGAATGTACGATGATTGTGATGATAGCGGGCTAGATGGAGAATCTTTTCGTGAAGAATTGAATTCATACGTATATGCCAATCATTATGACGAACACACCGATGATGTTTATACTAGTTGGCAGTTGAATTACTATGAGATAGCGAAGAAAGTATTGAAAGAACTTAAAAACGAATAACTATGGGATTTACAACACCGTGTTTTATAAGGGAAGATACTGAATATCTTCGGAAAAAATTAAAAAAACTTGGATATACCCCTTTTGATGATGATAAAAGAGATGGACTTGTTGCTGATAAGAGTGGATATATGTATTCTATTTTAGAGAATAATCTAATTAGCAGTACATATAATTGCGGAACTAACGAGGAACTTTTCTTGGCAATAGCCGCATTGAGGGATGATACAAACGAAAATCAATGGTTTGTAGCAGATTCACCGCTTAGCGTTTCTTATGATGATACTGTGGGTAATGACCATTATTTTACAGAGCCTAAAGGTAGCGTATTCTTTTGGGATGAAAATTGGAATCATGCCACTATTATTTCAGGGAATTACCACAAGGCTTCCATAGAAGAGCTAATGGAACACTTTAAAGGAAAGGAGGAATAAAATGGAAGATAAACTTATAACGATAAACACTTTGAATATATTATTGCAAAAAGGCTTTAACTATTATCATTTCCCAACACAATCATTAGCCCAGAAATGGCTTCGTGAAACAAATAACCTACATATTTCCATCATTAGAAACGCTTGCGGTTATGGCTATGATATATGCAAAGCTGACAATGGAACTCATATAACTGATGGGATATTTAAAGGAACGAATGATGGCGGTCAGTGGGATTCCTATGAAGAAGCATTGGAAGCTGGAATACAGAAAGCAATTGAACTAATATAAAATACAAAATTATGAAACCATTTGATTTAGAAAAAGCAAAAGCAGGTGCGCCTCTATGCACAAGAGAAGGATTTAGAGCTAGAATTGTATGTTTTGATGCAGATAACGATAGATTCCCTATTGTTGCTCTACTTAAAAGTGATAATGGCAAAGAATATCCCGCTTCTTTTACTAAAGAAGGACGATTTTCTGATGGGGAAGTAGACTCCTCAAACGATTTATTAATGGTGGGAGAAAAGAAAGAAGGATGGATAAATATATATGAAGCATTGAAAGAAAGATGTATTGGAGCGGTTTACAACTCAAAAGAAACAGCCATGCGTATGAAAGTCAATGAAAAAGATGTTACATACAAAGCTACGGTTAAAGTAGAATGGGAGGAATAGCCATGCCAATAAGCGAAGTAGCAGAATTAATACTTAAAATCGCATTATTCATCCTTAATGTCACAACCGTTGCCATCATTGTAATTTTGATAGGTAAATGGCACAGACGCATGGAGGGCAAGCTGAATGACATCAAAAGTTATATCCGGCACGTGACGGATCGCAATGACATCGTATACATCAATCAGCTTGAAGAGATAAGAAGAATACTTATAAAAGCCGAACGTTACGAAGATGCAGCTAAGATAAGCAAGTGTATTGAAGATGAATACAGTAATCTTAAAAGAAAAATGGAAAACAGAGAACAAATAATTGATCCTTTAAAATAGAAAGGGAGAATCAGCGAGCACGACCAAGCTTAATTCTCCCAAATCTTACACGATTATGATGCAAATATACTATTTACTTTTAAAATAATCGTGTTATGGAGCTGGATTTTAATAAAATAATTCGTCTTAAAAAGATTCGTATCGAAAAATCAGAACTTTCAGAAGAAGAAAACGCTTTGACCGCCCCGATTTTGAAAGATAAAAGCCTTATTGGGGGTATCTATAAAGTTTTTGTTGAGTTGCTAAATGAGAAGGGATGTCCACCGAATATTGACAGTGTGACCCAACGGAAGAAGTTCATCTTCATCATCTTGTACTTGTTTTCTCCAAGCTCGCTTGCCGGTGGAAAAATGACAGCCGGATTACGTGAAGAAATGTCAAGAGTATTGGGGGTTCAGTCCAAGAGTACAATTTCCGACAATTGTACTGATGTCGTGTTTCTGTACCAGAATTATGGGGATTTCAGTGGAGATATAGAGTATCTTTATACCGAAATCGTAAATCGGTTAAAATTTAAAGGGCTAATCAATTAGTTGTAACCTGCTTTCATTTTAGTAGATTTGCATAGGTTACAATAAAACCAGAGTTTAGCGCTCCGGTTTATTTACATAGGGGATAATTCTACAATTAATCCCATAGCTGCCGTGATACGATAAGTAAAAATTATTAAAACAGCAAGACTTCACTCTATTCTTGAAATATATTCCTTGTCGTTTCTATACGCCTAGCAGATTCTGCCTCCATAAAACCTTATTTTCAATATAACAAAAGGCATTTAACATTTTAAAAATATTCCCGCCCCTCTTGCGAAGGGCAGGAATGAAATCCTATTTTATAATAACAGCTATTCCAGAAGCAACCCACGCTCTGTTCCTTGCGTTATAAGTCGTTTTAAAATCAATCAACCCATTCGCTCCCATTTTCTTTGCTTCGGAGACTATTTTATCCATCATCCTTTTGCTAGATGGAGCATACTCATTATTCGTTTTCCCTGTATATCCTTCGTATGGGACAATTAGCCGTAGATTTTCGGCCGTTTCGCCTTTTCTCAACTTGCCAACAGTAAATATTACCTCTATATTAGATATTGGCTGGTAATTGAATCCTGTCACTGTAGGGCTAATGGTGAAACCATCTTTAGTGTATTCTCTGTAGTCAACGACATATACGGATTCGGTATACATGTCTCTAGTGCATCCGAATAGAGCCAATATTATTATGATCGGATATAGAATATTTTTCATGATTCAATTGTGTTATAATGAGTATTAAAAGATATCCAAAAGTTTTTTCACACTAAACTTATCTATAAAAAACTTATCTAAAGACTCTGATCCTTCCCTAAAAAAAGAGTTCTTAAATTTATTATCTTTTATGTATTTATTATCTATAATTAATGAACGATTTCCGGTATTTCCCCACCCATCTATCATTATTCCACCTCCTTTTGTAAATTGTATATCCAATATTGTAACTCTGTATTTTTTATCTTTTAAATCTATGATGACTTTATATGCTAAATCGTCATCAAATATTGTGTTTCCAATTTTGTTGCCTTTATATTTATTAAAATCAATTTTATTACCAGAAGAGCTTCCGATTATCCTAGATTCTGTTTGTTCGGCTATGCTTATATTCCCAAATATTTTAAAGTAATCAATTACTTCTTGAGTTGAAAAAGAGGTTTCATATACTTTCTGCCATATAATCCTGTCATTAAATATTTTAAAATTCAAGAATGTATCTTGAGAGTATACAATGGTAGGCAGGCTTACTAAAAGTAATAATAAAATCTTTTTCATATTTTTATGCGTATTATGGGGTTGTACGGAGGCAAAATAACACACAAACACACACAAATGCAAATATTTCTTTACTTTTCTTTGATTTCAGTCGCAATTTTTTCTAATTCTGCTATTGTAGTAGCTTTATAAAACTCTCCTTTATACTGAATAAGGGCGGTTAATTCTCCTTCTCCTGTTACATCTTCTGGCGAAGCAAAGAGTTGCCACATAGGAACGTTCAAAGCTTCTGCTACTCTTTCAAGCGTTGGGTAGGATGGGCTTTTTAATATGGCGTATAAATTCTGCCTTGTAGTATTCATCTTTTCGGCAAAAGATGTCATATTATACCCTTTTTCTTTAATAAGTAATTCTATTCTATTCATACTATTATTATTTTTTTGCAAAGATACATTTATTATGATTGTGTCAAACATATCATTTACAAAAATAAAGTTAAAAGAAAGAATATTCTTTCATATTTTATTTGTGGTGTCAAATATATCATTTACATTTGCGTCATCAAAAACGAAGTAATAACAATTAAAATATAAANTGCGGTATTAAATAATAGTATTAACCAGCAGGGCGAAAGCCCTGTGTAACACATACGATTATGTTGACAATAGAATCAAAGAAACAGAGTAATACTTACGTAGTGTATGATTGCAACGGTAAAGACACAGGTGTACATTACGAAGCAAGCAACAAGGTAGAAGCAATGAAATTGTTTAAAGCCGATACAATCAACTATAAGAAGTACGGTTATTACGGCAAGCTCGCAAGATGGTACAACGGTGGCGTATACGGCTCAACCGGTATAATTTATTAAGTTTTAATCCGGTAGCCTTCGGGCTACCA